AGGTGGATCAAAAAGAAGATTTGTAGATAGATTAATTAGAGAAGAAATAGAAGAAGGTGCCGAAGAATTTGTATATGGTGGCTGTCCAGCAAACGGATATGCTCAACTATCGTTAACACTACAAGCCAAAGCATATGATAAAAAAGCTGTATTCTTTATGGCAAAAAGATCATTAGATAACTTACACCCTTACCAACAACAAGCATTAGACTATGGAGCTGATATTAGGTGGGTTCCAAACGGTATGTTACAAGTTACAAAAGCAAGGGCAAAAGAATATTATTATGAAAACCCTAAAAAACGTAGATTATTGCCATTAGGACTAGAAGAAAAAAGAGTTATGGAAGACATAAGGGACCTTGCCAAAACGATAGAAATAGATTATAATATAAGAATCAGTGAAATTTGGTCAGTAGGATCAAGTGGTACTTTAACTAGAGGATTACAAATGGCTTTTCCTGATAAAGATGTAAATGTCGTTTCAGTTGGGCATACAATGAAACAACACGAAGTTGGTCGTGCTAATTTGTATAGATCAAAATATAAGTTTACACAAGAAGTAAAAGACGAAGATAAACCACCTTTTCCATCTGTGCCAACTTATGACGCAAAAGCGTGGAGCGTTATGAGAGAACACGCAAAACCCAATGCCCTTTTTTGGAATGTAGGAAAATAATGATTGAAAAAACACCAGAACAAAAACAAAAAGAACTAGATGATTTGATGAAAAAGTTTTTAGAAAAAGGTGGTAAAATAGAAAAACTACCTCCAGGTTCTGCTTACAATTTAGGTTCTTTAGATAGAAGTGGTAAACCACAATGGACACAATTAGAAATAAGAGCAGGTAAAGATAAGAAAAATAGATGAGTGATATATTACAAGACACATACGATTTAATACAATCAAAAGGATTTCCTTATTACTCCGAAGATAAAAGATGGAGAGATGATAAGTACAATCTTTTAATGTCATTTAAAAGAGATACAATGATAGATCGTAAGAATAAAGTAATAGGTCAATCAACACACGGTTTAAATCTTGCCTGGTCTTATATGAAACACGCTTGGGGTATCAAATGTGGAAAAATGAAAACACCAATGGAAATATGGCAAGACGAAGAACACTTTAAAAAAGGTTTAAATAAAATTTTAAAAGGTATATTCTTTCCACAAAGAAAGCCACACGAGATAACAGATTCAGATATTAGATCAATGTTAAGACGTTACAGTGGTACACAAATGGTTTCTAATTTTAGACCTACTGCTGCCGCTGCCTTATATGATATATTTGTAGAAAAAGATAGTCCACTTGAAGGTACTGAAGCAGGAACAGTTTGGGATCCTAGTATGGGATATGGTGGTCGTTTATTAGGGGCAATTGCTGCTGGTGTGAATTACATAGGTACAGACCCTTGTATTCCTACATACAAAGGTTTAGAACAAATTAGAGATACATATGGACACAAACATAAATCATATACATTATTAAGACAAGGTAGTGAAACGTTTATACCTGAAGACGAAAGTTTAGACTTTGTATTTACAAGTCCACCATACTTTGGTTGGGAAGCCTACGGTGATGAGCCAGAACAATCAAGTATTAAGTTTAATACAAGTGATATGTGGAAAGAGAAGTTTTTAAAACAGACTATTGCTAACGCATATAAAGGTTTAAAGAAAGGCAAACATTTAGCATTAAACGTTGCCAATACAAAACAGTATAATACCTTTGAGGAAGATACTGTGGATTTAGCCTTACAAGTTGGTTTTGAACATACAGATACTTGGTGGTTATCATTATCTACACAACAAGGCACATCAAAAGTTTCTACATTAGACGGCGATACTACAGAAAAGAAACAAGAACAAAGATATATGGGTAAATTTAAAAGACCTGATATATCTGGTCGTAAATTTGAACCTACTTTTATCTTTAAAAAGCACTGATTCGCTTAAAAAAGAACAAAAGTAGAACAAATTATCTCAAATAAATAAGTAAATATAGGGATTATTATACGCTTGACTTTTTGAAACTTTTCCTATATTATAATCATATGACTACACAAATTAATATAGATACAAAAAGCCAGTTAGCAAAATTAATTGCTACTGAAAATATACAAGTTCAACATAACAAAGTACAAACTGCTAGTTTTGATACATTAAATCGTATCTTAACTTTACCTGTTTTTAAAGTTCAATCAGGTGATGTTTATGATATGTTAATAGCACACGAATGTGCTCACGCTTTATACACTCCAGAAAAAGGTTGGAATAAAATTTCAAGTGATGATGAGTTAAGAGCTTATTGTAATGTATTAGAAGATTGTAGAATAGATAAAAAAATTCAAACCAAGTATCCTGGTGTTGTTAAAAATTATATCAATGGTTTTGATATTTTAGATAAACAAAATTTCTTCGGTATTAAAAATAAAAATTTAGACAATGATTTAATGTTAATTGATAAAATTAACTTATTTTATAAATCTTCAAAAAGATTACCTTTTAAATTTACAAATTCAGATAAAGTTTGGTTAAGTTTAGTTGACAATTTAAAATCTTTTAAAGATGTTGTTGAGTTGGCAAAAAAACTTCTTAACTGGCAAAAAAAACAAATTGCTAAATTAAAGAAATTACCTAACTTTGATACTCACCCTTTAGTTGAAAATTACGGTTTAGATGATTCAAAATCTTCAGACAATAATGTAAATGCTAAAGATGATATTAAATCAAATGTTAAAAGTGATAATTCAGAATCTTCTAATGATAATGATGGTGACCAAGAATCACAATTAAACAAATCAGGTGAAGATAAAAAAGAAGATGATACTAAACAAGATAAAGATGTAATTTCTACTGTTACTACAAATCTACCAGGTAAAGTTGATGATAAAAAACTTTCAGTTATTACTGATAAGATGTATGAAAAAAACAAATCTCAATTGTATGATGATAAAACTAGTTTTACATATATGACTTTGCCTGATCCTAAATTAGATAAAATTATTACTTCTAATAAAAAATTTGTTTCAGATATGAAAAAATACTTTGCTAATCCTGTTTATAAAAGTAAAAGTGAAGTAAGAGATTATTTACAGTGGTTAAAAAATGATTTCAAAAAATTTAAATCAGATAACAAAAAAACAATTATGTATCTTGTTAAAGAATTTGAAATGAAAAAAGCTGCTACATCATACAAAAGAGCTACACAAGATAAGACAGGTATTTTAGATCCTCTTAAATTAAAAAACTATAAATTTAGTGATGATATATTTAAAAGATTAACTATCTTACCAAATGCTAAAAACCACGGTATGATGATGTTACTTGATTGGTCAGGTTCAATGTGTGATGTTATTGAAAAAACAGTACATCAATTAATTCAACTAGTATATTTTTGTCAAAAAGTTCAAATACCTTTTGAAGTTTATGCTTTTTCTAGTGAACATCAAAAATCAGTAGAACCAAATGAAATTTATAATATTAAACACAATGATATTGGGTTAGATTCTTTTAGATTAATCAATATTGCTAGTCACAGATTGAAAAAATCTCAATTAGATGAGTCTTTAATGATACTTTATTCTATGGGGTTATATTACAGTAGTAAATATAACAGAAATTTTTTCAGTGAAGATTTTTATTCTGCTAGACATAATAATCCAGGTATGCCAGACGGTTATAGTTTAGGTAATACTCCATTAAATGAAGCACTTGTTGTTTGTAACAAGTTAATTCCTATGTTTAAAAACAAATATAAAATAGAAAAACTTACTTTTATTACTTTAACTGATGGTTCTGCTAACTATCCAAGAGGTGTTTATCAAAATACAAAAGAAGGTATGATTTTAAAAAGTGTAAGAGGTACTCCAGTAATTACAATTGGTAAAAAACAATATCAAGGTGGGTTTACAGGATACTTTTCAAGTGAAAATATTACTGCTTTATTGTTAAACTCTTTTAAAAAACAATACGGTGTTACAACTATCGGTTTTTACTTATTGAAAAAATTAAGAGGTTGGGATGCTCAAAGATTGTTTGGTGATAGATACAATAATCCAGAAGGCGATAAGTTAAGAAATCAGTTTAGTAAAGATAAAGTGGCAATTACAAAAAAAGATGGTTATAGTGAGTTCTATGTTGTAAATGCTAAAGATATGAATGTACAAAATACAGACTTATCTGCTGTAAATGGTGATATGAAAGCTGGTAGAATTAAACAATTATTCAGTAAATCAATGACAGGAAGAATCAAATCCAGAGTTTTATTGAATAAATTTATTGAACAAGTTGCTTAATATGTTAAATAAGTTAATAAAATCAACACTTTTTTACGCTTGACTAATGACAATTTTTATGTTAGCATATAGAATAATATAAAAAAAGAAAGGACTATATTATGTTAAACACTAAACAAAAAGACTTTGTTAAACACGCTTTTGAGATGTTTAATAAAGATGTTTTAACTATTGATGAGTTAAAACAAGCCAATGCTAAATTTGGCTGTAAGTATCCACCACAATGGTTAACTAAAAACAAAAACTATAAAGTTGATAAAAAAACTTTTAAGTTACCAATTGATGGTGAGGACATTCCAGTTGTTAAAACTGAAACTAAAAAAGTTTCAGAAACTCCTGTAAACGAAACTAAACAAGAGGCAGCCTATATTGTTTCATCTTTAACTGGCGATATTGTGCCAAAAAAAGATCCTATCTTTGTTAGTTTTGGTAACTATCCAGATATTAAATCTATTGTTAAGTCAGGCAAATTCTATCCTGTGTTTATTACAGGTTTGTCTGGTAACGGTAAAACAATGGGTGTTACACAGGCGTGTGCTGAAAACAAAAAAGAATTAATTAGGGTAAACATCACTATTGAAACGGATGAAGATGATTTACTAGGTGGTTATAGACTTAAAGATGGTCAAACCGTCTGGCAAAATGGTCCTGTTATTGAGGCGATGGAAAGAGGTGCTATTCTATTACTTGATGAGATTGACTTGGCAAGTAATAAGATTATGTGTCTTCAACCGATCCTTGAAGGTTCAGGCGTGTTTGTTAAAAAGATAAACAAGTTTGTAAAACCTAAAGAGGGCTTTAACGTGATTGCTACTGCCAATACTAAAGGGCAAGGTAGTGAAGACGGTAAGTTTATCGGTACTAATATTCTTAACGAGGCATTTTTAGAAAGATTTCCTGTTACATTTGAACAGAAATATCCTACAATGTCTGTTGAAAAAAAGATATTAGTTAATACTCTAAAAGCCGCTGGTAAATCAGACGTTAAATTCGTTGACAAGTTAGTTACTTGGGCAGACGTAATTAGAAGAACGTATTTCGATGGTGGCGTAGATGAGATTATCTCTACCAGAAGATTAGTACACATTACACAAGCGTATGCTATCTTTGGTGATAAAGTCAAAGCTATTCAGTTATGTACTAATAGATTTGATGAAGATACAAAAAATTCATTTGTAGAGTTATATACTAAAGTGGACTCTGGCGCTAGTGTCGATCAGATACTAGAGGAAAAAAGACAAGCTGAAGTAAACGCTCAAGTGGATGACAATGACAGTGAGTCGGATGATGAGGACGATGACCAAGTTATCTAAACCTGTCCATAGTGTAGTCCTAGGTGGTGGGGTTGTGCCCACCACCGTTTTCTACACATTTAGAAAGGAGGTAAATTAGTTTGAAAGTTGTTGTAAGAAATGGTAATTTAGAACAAGCTATGAGAGTTCTAAAAAAGAAGTTACAAAAAGATGGTCGTTTACGTGAATTAAAAGAACGTCAATATTATATAAAACCATCGGAAGATAAACGAGAAGCAAAAAAACGTGGTATTGTTAACACTAAAAAAAGAATGAAAAAGTTAGCATTACAAAGAGGATTTTAGAGTTTTTACGCTGTGTGATGATATATATATTTTATGTTAAGGCAGTCCGTAAGTCCTTAATAGCGTAAAAAAGGGGAGCCGGCATACCCGATTTCTAAATCAAAGTCGGCGTCGCTTTAGGATATTTGGTGATTTGACCTAAACAAAAACAAATCACCAAAGGGTTGTTACTTAATAAACACGTGTGGGATCAAGGTTAATCCCACGTTTATAAGTGTGACAGAATTGACCAGTTGTAATTCTATAAATCGTACTTATATAAATAAAAGTGAGGATGCCAATAGTGGGTTCTCATTTAAATTAAAATAACTTTGCTTTAACAAGGAGGTTTATATGACTAACAAAGCACTTTCTATTTTTAATCAATTAAGACCAGTATCAGTTGGGTTCGATAACGTATTCGATCATTTTGAAAGAATGTTTGAAGACGATTTTAGAGTATCTATACCTAACTTTCCGCCATACAATATTGTAAAGACAGGTAAAAATACTTACGATATAGAATTGGCATTAGCTGGTTATAATAAAAAAGACATCTCTATTGACTTTGAAGATGGTATTTTAAATATCAAATCTATCAAAGATGAAAAAGAAGATAAAGAGGATGACGGAGTAATACATAAAGGTATTGCTAAAAGATATTTCTCAAAATCTTTCACAATAGCTGATGATGTTGAGATTAAAGGTGCCGAATTAAAAGATGGTTTATTGAAGGTATCTTTAGAAAAAATTGTTCCAGAAAGTAAAAAAGCTAGAACAATTGATATTAAATAAATAATATAAATTAGAAAGTGGCGGAGACTTGACTTTCCGCCACTTTTTTTGTATAATGATAAATTATGTTTAGTTATCTAGGTGGTAAAAAATTTCAAGCAAAATGGATTTCCAATAATTTTCCTAATCACAAAACCTATGTAGAACCTTTTGGTGGTGCTTTTTGGGTTTTCTTTCAAGGCAATATTAATTCAGATGTAAATGTTTATAATGATTATAACGTTTATCTAGCAAACGTATTTCATTGTGCTGTATATAAACGTAGTGAGTTTATAAAAGCACTTAAAAAATATAGGGCACAAGTTAGAACCTTATTTGAAAACATACAAGCAGAAATCACACCATTAGATTACAATATAGAATTAGGTGACGTTGAAACGGCAGCCAAATATATGTACATAGAGTTAAACACATTTAGTGGTTTAACAATTGACAAAGCAAAATTTGTAGATTTAAAAGGTAAATATAAATCAAAATACACACAACTAATTGAGAAGTTAGAAAATCCTAAATGGCAATACAAATTAGAAACAATTAATAATGTAGAAAACTTATCATATGAAGAAGTTATTAAAAAGTATGATAACAAGTACACGTTGTTTTATTGTGACCCACCTTATTTTGAAAAAGAATCATATTACACAAAAGACTTTCCTAAAGAAGAACATAAAAAACTAGCAGACACTTTAAAAAACATAAAAGGTAAATTTGTACTTTCTTATTATGACTTTGACGATTTACAGACTTGGTTTCCTAAAAACAATTATCGTTGGCAAACCAGATCATTTAATAAACAAAATAGTAGTAAATCTGTAGGTACCGATAAGGGAGAAGAATTATTAATTATGAATTTCTAGTCATATAAATATTGCTATGATTAGTTTCAAGCAGTATTTAAAAGACGAAAAATTTGACAGAATAACTGAATTAGAAGAAGGATTATTCAGTGGGTTCATTTCATTTATTAGAGGTGCTTTTAATAAAGTAGTAAATGCTTTTAAATTTGCTTTTAGAGCTATCGCTTCTAAACTAGGTTTTGGACAAACTATATCTATGAAAATAAGTACAGGTTTAAGTGAAGCAAACGAAGTAGGACAAGACAGTAAATCCCGACTAGGATATTATTCAGAATATGTTTGTGGTGTAGAATTGGCAAAACTTATTGAAAGTCGAAATTTAAATTTACCTAGTTCATCATCCAGTTCATCACTCAACAAAGTCAGACAAAACTTTGTTAACAACAAATTAAAAACTTTATCAAATTTTAAAAATTTAAGTTCTGAAATACAAAGAATGGAAGACGCTGGTAAAGCGATGGCTGATAAAATATTTTCTGATATGTTGATTGAAACAGCAGATTTAAAAGTTACCCAATTTGATATAACACTAACAGGTGACAGTTTAAAAGGTGAAGGTAAAGCAGATATAGTATTAAGAGCTAGAAAAAAATCAAAAAATCAAATTGTGGCAGAGATAGCCGCTTCATTAAAAGCATATCAAAAAAGTAGAATTAATTTAGCCAACAATACTTTAATAAGTTTCTTTTCTGGTTTAACAGGTGATAAAAATTTTACTTCTAAAGCATTAGAAAAATCACAAAGTATTATTTTTGATAGTATGTTAAAAGCTGCTATGAAAGATGGTATGTCAAAAGCAGAAGCAACAGAATTTTTAGCAAAAAAGAGTTTAAATGCTTCAGAAAAAAAGATGTTTAAAAAATACAAAGATTATGGTCGTAAAGTTTCAAAAGAATCACAAATCAATACAGCTAAAATTATAGTAGATGAGTTTAATGCTATCTACAAAAAGAACAAACAAAAAATTAATAATAATTTAATTAAACAAATTGGTATGGACGGAGAAGACGATTTCTATGCTGCTATAGGTGAAGGTAAAAATATGAGAGTTATTTCATCTAAACAAAGTGAAGATATGAAAAAATTTATATCAGACATTAGAAATAAAGCATTAACTATTACAATGGTACCAAAACCTGGTGCTTCTGGTAGAGCCAGTGTTACAGTTACATTATCAATTGGAACAGAAATATTATCACAATCAGACTTAACTATGACCGACACAGGTGTTGGTAGTGCTGGTATGACACCTTCAAAAGGTGCGATAAAAACAAACTTCTGGTTTAATTTTAATGATATAAACTAGACTTGACTTTTTTTAAGTCTTGTGATATATTGATACATTATGAAATACAATGAAGATAAAATATTAAAAGAAATAGGTGATTATATTAAGTCAACATACGGTCAACACTATTCAAGTGGTAAAGACGGCTTTCAAGTACAAGATTTATTTAAAACACTAGGTATTGGAAAAGATTTTTGTCAAGCCAACGCAATTAAATATTTGTGTAGGTACGGTAAAAAGAACGGTCATAACAGAGCAGACTTGCTAAAAGCAGTACACTATGTTATATTATTATTAAACTATGATAAGGAGAATGTGAAATGAACCTAAGCACAGACACAATATCTGTACTAAAAAACTTTTCAGACATCAATCAAAACATTTTGATTAAACCTGGAAATAAAGTACAGACAATTTCTACAATGAAGAACATTTTAGCCGAGGCTGAAATAACAGAAAAATTTGATAGTGAATTTGCTATCTATGATTTACCTGAATTTTTAAGATCAGTTGAATTATTTGAAGCACCAGAATTAAAATTTAATGGTGGATCAAATGTAACAATTGCTGATAGTAAAACTAAACAGGCAGTAAAGTATTTCTTTGCTGATAAATCAGTTATTGTCGCACCTAAAAAACAAATTAATATGCCAGACAAATATGTAACTTTTACATTAAAAAAAGATTTGTTTGCTAAATTAATGAAAGGTGCTACTACACTTAACTTACCAGATATTGCCGTAAAAGGTGATGGTAATAAAATCAAAATAGTTGCTACAGATAAAAAGAATAAATCATCTAACGAATATTCGCTTGATATAGGCGAAACAGATAAGAAGTTTACAGCTTTCTTTAAGGCTGAAAACTTTAAACAAGTTGTTGATGATTATGACGTGGCAATTTCTGAACAAAAAATATCTCATTTTGTAAACAGAAATAAATCAGTACAGTATTGGATCGCATTAGAACCTGATTCGGAGTTTTAGTATGTCCGAGGTATATAAACTGGAAGACGGTACTGAATACAAATCAGACGATTACTTAAAAGTAGAAACCAGAGAGTATCATCAAACTACACATTATCTTAACAGACAAATCGCTGTTTCTGATATTATAGAGGAGTTTGGTGATCTACCTACCTTTGAAAAAGGTCTTTACTTTGATTGGAGTAACTATCAAACTGCTAGTGATGAAGATAAAGAACTAGCAGATAAAGTCCAAACATTTGTTGATGAACACGACTATGACCGTGAAGAAGATTGTTGGACAATGAATAAAGGTGGTTATGATGTTGATAGTGAAATCGTAAATGAATTTACAATTGAATCTAAATGAGTTTATTTGTAGATGAAGAAATAAAACCTAAAAAAACTATCAGAATTTTAGTCTATCCTAACATTACGTTTGGTAAAGATTTAGAAAAAGATAGTTATATACAAGTCATTAAAAAACAAATATCTCTTTTAAATTCTATTAGAGATGACTTATGGTTTTATTTGATATTGCCTAAACCTGTTTCTTCATTGATGTTTGAGAATGTTACACAATTTTATGTGGATATTCCTACACACCCACCAACAATGAGAGTACATTTTGATACACAGATGGTTAAACAAATTGTATCAAAAGAATTAGATTTTGATTTAGTAATGTCACATTTACCAGAACATACAACTAATTTAAAAAATGTTTTATTAAATGTTACTCATCACGTTCCATTATTTTTTGGTTATTGTCATTGGTTTGATTTAAAGAACGTTGTTACTTGGCCAGCAAATGCTTTTAGAAATAATATATTAGGCATTTTAGAAATGGATAGATGTTATTTAAATACTTCATCACAAAGAAAACTAGTATTAGATGAGGCAAAAGAAATATTTAATGATAAAACTATTATTAAATTAGAAAACATTTTAAAAGTACAACATTTAGGTGTTGATGAAAAAGATATTGTAAAAGAAATCAATACTAAACCAGAAAAAATAATTGTGTTTAATCATAGACCAGACACATATAAACATTATAAAGAATTTTTAAAAGTCACTGATAAACTTTATCAACAAAGGCAAGATTTTAAAGTTTGGGTTCCTCTTGCCAAAAAACCTGATAGAGATTATATCATTGTAGATAAAGGCGATAAAGAATTTTATTATAAGTTTTTACAAAAGTGTTGTGTAGGATATTCTCCTAAACAATCTTATAGTGGCTGGTCTGTGGCAACTACTGATGGTATGATGAATGGCGTACCTTACATTATGTACAACGCAGATTATTATAGAGAATTGTATGATGAAGGTAAGTTTATAGATACAGATGAAGAATTACTTTCAGAATTTAATTTACATTTAGACAATACAGATTTAAGAAATGACTATGCTAACGAATCACTTAATCATATTAAACATAATTTAGTTTTTAAAGACGAGGTTAAAAGTATGAGTGCTTACATTGATGGTCTAATTCAGTGTGTAGGTAAAATGAGTGAAAGTGAGGCAGTACAAAGAATTACTAAATGGATTAAAGACGAAAAACGTTTGACTAAAAAAGAAATTATAAATCGGTTAGGTTGGGGTGTAGGTATAAGATGGACACCATATCGTAGGGCACTATTGACAAATCCTAACATTTATGATAGTATGACAAAAGATCCAACTTATACTTGGATTGATTTAAATTGAGGAGTATATTATATTATGAGTGACTTTTTATGGGTCGAAAAGTATAGACCAAAAAAGATTAGTGATTGTATTCTTACTGAAGAATTAAAAGATACATTTACAAAGTTTTTAGAGAAAAAAGAAATACCTAATTTACTATTATCAGGTACAGCAGGTACAGGTAAAACTACTGTGGCTCGTGCTTTATGTGAAGAATTAGGTACAGATTACATTATCATTAACGGTTCAGATGAAGGTAGACAGATTGATACATTAAGAAATAAGATTAAAAATTTTGCTTCTACTGTATCTCTTACTGAAGAAGCTAATCACAAAGTTGTTATTATTGATGAGGCAGATTATATGAACGCTGATAGTGTTCAACCTGCTTTAAGAAATTTCATAGAAACATTTTATAATAATTGTAGATTTATTTTTACGTGTAATTATAAGAACAAAATTATTCCAGCACTTCATAGTCGTTGTACAGTAATTGACTTTAAGATTACTAATGGTCAAGTTAGAAAAACTGCTGGCGCTCTTATGAAACGATTAGAAGATGTTTTAAAAGAAGAAAATATAGAGTATGATAAAAAAGTATTGGCAGAGTTAATTCAAAAGTATTATCCAGACTTTAGAAGAACAATCAACGAACTACAAAGATATTCTGTAAGAGGTAAGATTGATAGTGGTATATTGTTTAGTATCTCGGAAGTTAATCACAAAGAGTTGATGAAAACTTTAAAAGAGAAACGTTTTAATGATATGAGAAAATGGGTTG